ATTTTTCCATCATCCGGTGCTACAGGTAAATCTGATTTAGACTGGGTGATTCAAAGACGTTATATGTCTGCTCAGGAACTAAGGGTAATGGCTCAAGCGAGTGGTGGAGCCTTAGATCCAGAATTAATAGAAAGGTGTATTGAGACAGGAGAAGGCCAGACAGTTTCAGATATAGGTGGTACATCGCCAAAAAGGTGGAGTACCAGTTACGATAAGAATAAGAATTTTTGTGTTCTGGAATTATGGCATAAGGGATTAGGTAAGGAAGATCTTGAACAATACATGGAGATTACGGATAAGATGACGGCTGAAGGGCCGATTCATCTACCTGCTGTAGTCACTGTGCTGGGATCTAAAGTTCTAAGGGCTATACCAAATCCGTTTGACGGCAGGTTGCCATACGATTTTTGTTATTGGCAGGAGCAGGAGGATAGTATATGGGGTAGCGGAATATATGAAGCTATCCGTGATGATCAGTCCATGATGAATTTTATATATGGAATGATTGTTGAAGGTAAAACAATGGCATCACAGCCAATGTTTGCAATAAATCCTAATGCCTTTGACAGTACACAGGATGACTTCTATGATGTTTTCCCCGGCAAGATCTTCAGGATGAAGACTGGAGAAAGCGTAAATGATGCTTTCAAACCAGTAATAGTTCCAGATGTAACAAGTGGACTTGTAGATTTGCTTAGGATAGTAGAAAGGAATACGGATCTTTCATCAGGACAGACACCTATAGGGATGGGGTCTGGGGCACAGTACCAGACTAAGACTGCAACTGGAATGCAGATCTTAAATGAGAACCAGAACAAGTTAACTACAGGTGTAGTAAGATCATTAAATAATTTAGTGACATCGAATGTCCAAGCTATTTACTACTGGTTAATGGCTGACTCAGATGACATTGCGATTAAAGGTGACTTCCTTTGTGCAGCAAAAAGCTATGACACCTTCATGGCAAAGGAAGTTACGATACAACAGGTATTACAATTAATACAGGTTGTAGGACAAGTTCCAGAAATGAGGGGTAGATTTAATTTTGAAAAGCTTGCAGTTCCTTTGAAGGCAGGATTAGGATTAGAAATAGATGGGTTAATAAAAACAGAAGAGGAAGTTGCTCAACAGCAACAACAGGAGCAGCAACAAGGAATGCAGCAAGCTCAAGAAGCAAGCCAGATGGAAGTCGAGAACTATGAAGGCAAAGCACTTGTAGATGAAAAGAAAGCAGTTTCCTCAGATGTTAGGAAAGGAATAATACAGGAACGATTAGCAAAGATAAAAGAGGGTGATAATGTATTAACTGGGGAATTACCTGATCTATTATCACGATCCTCATTGTTGTTATTAGAAGAATTAGCAGATGAGATGAGGAAGGAACAGCAGCAACAACAACAACAGAATGTTCAAAATCAACAGGAAGAACAGGCAGCACAGGGTGCAACTGGACAAGGAGAAGCTGGAGCACCTCCTAACACTGAGGGAAGACCCCAGATGGAACCAGCTCTCTGATTTTTTAGAGGACAGACTTAGACGGAAAGAGGACAGACTCATTGAGAAGCCCCTCTATGACGGAAAGGAAGTAGCCTCCTTTAATGTACTTATCGGTGAAATTAAAGAAATCAAGAATATACTTGACCTTGATAATTTTATCCGAAACGTACTAAACCATAACGAAGAGTGACATATGCAAGATGAAGCACCTCCTGAAGGAGAAATGCTTGATTCTCAAGCAAGTGACCAAGGGGCAAGAGTAGATGAGATTGCCGAAATACAGCAGAAACTAGAGTCAGTAACAAAAAGTTATGAGGATTTAAGGCCACATGCAGATCGTGCCTTTAGTGCTCAGAAAGAAAAGGAATCGGAAAATCAGGATTTGCGAGCTAGACTTGCAGTACTTGAGCGTGAAACAGAGTTGCATTCACAAACTCAACAGCCTGACCCCTATGACGATAAAAACTTTTTGAATGATGAAGATCAAAGAGTTCTGGAAGATTTCCCTGAAGTTATGAAGACCTCAGAGAAGTTAGCAGAGCGAATGGTAAATCGGCAGCTTTCACAGTTTAAGCAACAACAAGTGAATGATGTAGATGACAGGATAAGTAGGTATGTAGATTCAAGGTATGATGCTCCGTTGAGTGAATTAAATCAGAAGTATGATGCAATTTCTCAACAATCATATTTTGATGGCAAGCTTGGGTTTGGAATATGGCCTGCAATTGAAGATGATAAAGCCTTTATAGATTGGGTAAATCAGGATTCAATGCGTAGGCTGGGTATGACCCAAGGTGATAATGAGGCAAAAGCACAGGTGATACAGTTATTCATAGGTGTACAGGGTGATCAGCCATATACTGGGAATGATCGACAAGATCAGAGAAGGCATCAAGCCTCTCAGTTAATGGGGTCTTCACAACCTCAGGCCACAACTACAGATCCTACACAGGGACTTACAGGTGAAGCGTTATACAACGCAATGCCTGATTGATACCTAGTTCTTGCTCTACATTAACTAAAATTTTTAACAATATAATAGAGTAAGATAATGGCTACAACTTGGACTACAGGTGGGTCTAATGCTAACAGAGGTGCTACGGGTGTAAGTAGCATGGCTGGAACCATGAAATATGGTTCCCTCGATGAGACGGAAGCATTTAAGATCCAGAAGAAATTTTTATCAATAGCGAAACGATCCATGATAATGGCTCGATTTGCTCAGAAGGAAACAAAGGCTCAGAAAGAGGGGCTGGAGGTTAGATGGAAGCGTTTTGAAAAATTCGCTCTACCTCTCGTTCCATTGGCTGAAGGTGTTAAGCCGCCAGCCGATACGTTGCTCCAGACAATCATCAAGGTAAAGTTGAACCAATATGGTTCATACGTTGCCACTACTGATGTTCTGGTTGCAGCAGCGACTGATCCTATTATTCAGCAAGTCACAGAACGGCAATCAATTCAGGCTGCCGAGCTGATGGACTTTATCACGTTTCTACATGCACGTTCAGGTACTCAGGCAGCATATGCTGGTGGTACTTCACGGGCAACAGTAGATGCAGAGATTGGTGGAACTGTTGGCGATGCAGCCTCAGGACAATCTACCAGTCTTCTTGATACGGCAGTCCGTACACTGGAGTATAATGAAGCTCGCAAGATTGCGAAGCAGATGACTCCATCTCCCAAATATAACACTGAACCAGTACCTGAAGCATATGTTGCTGTAGGTCATACTGATTTACGTAAGGATATTGAGAAGCTTCCGGGCTTCATTCCTTATGTTAAGTACAGTAACAATGGTCAGCAAATGTTGCCGGGAGAACTCGGGAGTGTTGGTGTGATTAGATTCGTACTTACAACTCAAGCAGCTCCGTTTGGTAAGCTTCCAGATGGAACAGCCATAGTATCTACTGACATTACTGCGACACAGGGAGCTAGTTATGCACCCGGTCACACTGGTCAGGTATTTGGTGCAACAACTACTACTGGAGCAGCAGATGCAAGTAACTTTGGTGAAGTTGGTGCAGGTGATGCTGATGAGTATGGTGCGTCACATGGTAGTGCTACTACTTTAAAATATGAACCATCAGGGACTAATTTTGAAGTATATCCTGTTGTTATTTTCTCAGCAGAATGCATAGGGTGTGTATCACTCTCTGGTTATGATGCTGTGATTCCTAAGGTCGTAATGCCACAACCGGCAGTTACTGATCCTTTGGGACAATCGGGTTCAGTTGGATGGAAGAGCTGGTATGCTTGCCAGATCCTCAATGAAGACTGGCTCTATCGTATCGAGTGTGGAGCATCTACTATTAGTTAATAGAGGTGAATGACACAACGATTTCAGGGGTGGGTTCCGCCTGCCCCTGTCTCAGAAGCAATAAGGGAAACGAGTATAATTGAAATCAACCATCAAAGTTTTGATGGTGGTAATGGTACTCTTATTACCAATGCTTACTTTGATCACTATCTTTATCCAGAAACTTTGCCAGAAAGAATATCAGTTGTATTAACTGAACCATTCTTAGGTGTAGCAGCAGATATATGTGTAGGGAGGGTGAGTAGAGTAAAGGAAGAAAAGGAATTATATTTAAAATGGATTGGGTTACCGCAGGAACCATATTCGTTTCAGCAGCGTCCAGATTCCATGTTTCTTCCACCGGACGGATCTAATAAAACGATTCGATTAACAGTCAGATTAAGAGGCAGTGATCCTCCTACTTCTGGCAGAATTATTTTTTTTATTAAAACGAGAGCAATGATATGAGTGGTGAATTAGCAGGAGGATTACTTCCAGTAGGGGAATATGGACACGATCTTAATAATCCAATGTATGATTCAGGACGAAGGAAAAAAGTGTCTGTGCATAGTTCTTTCCAGAAGGATGTAGCTCTGGAAGTTGGTAAGGATTTAAAAACGCCTCCGGGTTGGGGAGTTGTAGTAATTGGATATGGAGATGATCCATCTCAGATGGGGCCAGTTACTGTGACATGGAATGACTGGGTATTAAGGTTCCCTAGAAATTCTCGCAGGGCTATACCTCCGGGTCATTTTAGTGTACTTATGGATGCAGTTGAGAGAAAGTATCATCAGACACAGGAAGGTGCACCATTGATTGGCTATGATGTTTGTAGATATAACGTACAGGTATTGAAAACTCCTGATTCATCTAATGTTGATAAGGATAAGGTTAATGCACAGTTAGAAAGAGTTGAAGTTGCATGATTGATTTAGTTGATATTAGATCAAGGGCAACAACTGTTCTTCAGGATACAGAATATATCCGTTGGACTAAGACTGAATTAAATAATTATATTCATGATGCAGTTTTAGATCTTGTAAGGACTATTAGGTTACCTGTAGAAGATAGTGATGTAGTTATTAGTGCTACTAATTATAAGGTAGCACTTCCTTCTACGCTTATGGATATAAGTGGAGGTTCATTAAGTGGTAGAGAGTTACCAGTTGTTACAACCTCTGAAATGAAAAAGCTTTCTTCAGAGGGAAGGCTCCCAGCTACCACGAAGGAAGGTGAGTATTCTGTAACACAGATATTTGGTAATCCATTATGGAATTATGTAGAAGATTGGACAACTGTTACAGGTACACCGCAAGCACTTATAATTGACCAGAGGTCTTCTGGTACTATAACTGTATGGCCTATACCAATTGAAGAAGCAACATTAAAACTAACAGGAACATCTCGTCCACCCAGAATGAGTGATGAGGTTCCATATCAGTATTCAGATACCACTTCATCTACGTTCCCTGTGATACGAACAATTGTAACAACCTTACAGGGTTGGATAATGGGCACATCAACAGATCTGATTGATGATGCAAATACAGAATTGCTCTTTGATTCTACACAACAAACTATTACTAATGGAACAAATGTATTTAATATTGTATCAACTGATTATAAAACTACATGTGATATAGATCCAGTGTGGGTGGATGCACTTACATATGGCACATTGGAAAGGGCGTATCTAAAGGAGCATGACTTAAGGAATGTTGAGAAGAGTGGATATTTTATGAACAAGAAGATGCAACTTATAGCAGATGCTCATCGTGTTGAACCATTAAATCCTGCTTCTATAACTGGTGGGATAAACTTAAATAGAATGATAGTGAGGAGATAATGGGAGTAAGTATACAATTTAGGAGGGGGACTGAAGACGAACATGATTCATTTAGTGGAGCAGAAGGAGAAATCACAGTTCTAAAAGCAGATGTAGCTGACAGTCCTTGGAGATTAAAGGTTCATGATGGTGATGAAAATAGTTACACAATTCCAACAATAGATAGTGCAGATTCTTTAACCAATAAAACTATGACCAGTCCAAAATGGTCTGGTACAATTAGTGATACATCAAGTAATTCATTAGCTAGTATAGCTGGAGGCCAGATAGTTTTTGCAGATGGCTCGGTAATATTAAATAATGCAGATGTTACTGATCAGGGTGTAACAAAGACTTTAGAGGCGATGATGGCAAGAGTTGCTAGAAAAAATCAAATGATACTAGGAGATTAATATGGCAGAAAGATATATGAGGTATGCAGTCAATGTCCCGGCTAGTACTGAAACAACTGTATTCACAGCACCATCAAGTGATGATGATCCAGTTGCAGCAGCAGATTCAGTTATAATTGGGTTTTATGTGGCATCAACCTCTACAGAATCTAGTGAATTAACAGTTACTTTAACTTCTTATATTGATGCATCAGTTGTTAAGTTAGCAGATACAATACCATTACCGGCAGATACCTCAGTAGATCTTATACCCGGTAAAATGATTTTACAGCATGGGCCACGTGCTTCGGATGATGCACTAACAGGCGATATTATAAAAGTTACTTCAACAAAAACATGTTCTGTGGTTTTGTCAGTGATAGAGAGGGTCTAAATGTCAAAGAGTCCAGTATATATAGGTGCAGGAAGTACTGAACTATCTGTACAGTCTGCATTAAATCTTATTCAAGATGGGGAAGATAGTGCATCTTATCTTCTAACAATAGCAGATTGGGTTCACTTAACAGATGGCACTACTGTTATTGATCGTACAACTGGGGTAGATTCTCTTAAGTATTCTGCAAAGGAATATGCACAAGGAATTAATGCATCAACTGGTGGTTCAGCCAAGGACTATGCCCAATATACAGGAGGAGGTGTTAGAGGAGAAACTGGAGATCATTCAGCAAAAGCTTGGGCAGTAGGTGGTACAGGTATAACAAATACTGCTTCTAAGGGAGCAGCAATGGAATGGGCTGCAAAGGCAGAGAATAGTACAGTTGATGGAACTCTTTACTCATCACTTCATTATGCAGCAAAGGCAGCCGCAGATTTAGTTCTTACAAATGCAGATGTTGTAACAGTAGAAGGTTTATATGATAATTTTGATGATAGATATCTTGGAGCACATACTACCGCAGAAAGGGAAGTTGGTGTAGATAATATAGGCAAGGATCATGATGGGAATGCTCTGGTTGATGGAGCATTATATTATGATACAACATTAAATGTAATAAAAGTCTGGAATTTAGGTACAACTACATGGGATCAGACTCTTCCTACTGCAGCAAACCAGACACAGATAAATACATTAACACAAGGTTATGATGGCACTACGAGTACAAGTGGTACTAACCTTAACATTGTTCAGGTTGATACAGTTGCAGATAATATTGGAAGTGTAAATACAGTTGCAACTGATATAGTCAAAGTAGTTAAAGTTGCAGATGATCTTTTGGAAACAGTCTCTGAAATAGAGACAGTTGCAGCAGATCTCCAAGAAGCTTCTTCAGAAATAGATATTGTTGCTAACAATATAGCTAATGTTAATCTTGTTGGCGATGATATAGATAATGTTAATGATGTTGCAGGAAAGCTAACTGAAATAGATCGTCTTGGTACTGTTGATGCGATAGCGGATATGGCTTTATTAGGTCTTGAGCCAGTCATTACAGATATGGATTTATTAGGAGCTGCTGGAGTAATAGGTGATATAGAAATAGTTTCAGATAATATTACAGATGTTAATAACTTTGCAGACTTATATCAGATAGATGATTTTAGCCCTGCCGATCCCAATACTGATGGTGGTGGCAATGCATTAGCTGCCGGTGATCTAGCCTTTGATACACGTGTAGGTGAAGGTCTTAAAGTTTGGAATGGATCATCATGGTCAGGAAGTATAAATACTACTGAAGGTGTCATAGTTAAACAGGAATATACAGGTAATGGAAATACAAAGCATTTTGCTCTAGCTCATGATCAGGCCATGGAGATAGTGTATCTCAATGGTGTTAAGTTGCTTTCTGGTGATGGTTCAAATAACAATGATTACTTCAGTGTCA